CAGCTTGCATTAAATAAACATTGTTTTATATCCGCTTAATATGCTTTTTACATTTGTTGGTATTTCGTTTACTGTCTTACCAATTTCAAAGTCCGCTCTATTGTCATAGTAATTAGATACCATTTGTAAAAGCGCTTGCTTTATAAGCCCGTCATTTAAGCCGGCAGTTGTATATGTAACTTTTACATTGCTGCTAGGCCCACCGTCCAACTCAATACTTAAATCGTCCAATCCATATTCTGTAAATGTAGCAGCTTCGCCCTCAACAGTTACGCTTTCAACTTCTGCAATAGGCGCAAAAGGTAAATCAAATAAACCGGAAGTATCGCCTAAAAAATAAGTCCTGTTTTTAGGTACAATATCTCTTGAAATAAAATTCTCGCACCAAATGCGGGCCTGGGTAATCATATTTGTAATAATAGCATCGTCGTCGGTGCTATCTATACGAACGTAACTCTTAACGTCTCCCAAGGTAATTATCTCATTACCTAGTGAACTATTTATTTTAATTTGACGCATAGCTTATTTCTTTTTAGTTCTACGCTTACGAGGCGTTTTATCTTCTTTTGTTTCGACCTCTTGTTTGTGTTCTTTTACAATAGGATCTTTATATTCAATTGCGATACCTACGGCTAAGTAATGCCTTGCAATATCGTCTTTAACCTCAACAATCGTATTTTTTTTGTGAACCTGGTTGCCATCAACAACGCTTTTTAACATTTGAAGTTTCATAATAATTAATTTGTGTAAAAATACAAAAAAAGGCGCTACCCTAAAGTAACGCCTCTTTCATTAACTAACTTATGTTTATTATGCAGAAAACAATAGCGCAAAGTTATTAAATTTATCTGTATTCTGTTTATTTAATCGCATACTTATTTGTCCGGTGTTTGGCATTATTAACCAATCGCCAGTTTGGTGCAAATAAATAGCGTAGTAATCGAAGTCTGTGGGCTTGTATTTATTACTGCCCCATTGTAACATATCGTTTCGGTCGCCACAATCACTTACGCTTCTAGACTTAACCTGTATCTTAATAAGGCGCATACCGTTGTCAATTATACAGTCGTAAACGCTAGCGTCCAAAATAGGCTTTGACACTTGCAAACCTAACTCCATACAAATAACGAAAAACTTGTATTCTGCTAGGCAACCAATTTGGTTAATATCGGTAAGCATAAAACAAAGCTACAAAAAAAAGCGCCTTGTATAACAAAGCGCCTTTAGCATCACAAACAAATTAAACTATTTCTTTTTAAAATTTTTATAAACGTTATTTGATTGTAGGGCCAGCATAAAGCTAATCACTAAAAAGCTGAACCAATTAAAATTAATAAAGGTATTGACCCACCATAGGCCGGCAACTAATCCTAATATAATTACATTACCGATTTTTTCACTTGTTAAATTTTCCATATTCTAATTTACATTAATTTTTTCAATACAAAGTTTTTCCAATTCATATATCTGCGGGGTCTCTAATATATCGTATATATCTAAGCCGCCAGCAAATATATGGTAAATCTCAAATTCGTGGCCGCTTCCAGGGTAATCAAATGCGCGTTCCTCGCCTTGGTAATATTCGCCTTCTATTTCTAATATTACGCCTCTATAATTGACCGCTATATTCCTCATATTCTATTTCTATTTTTCTAATTAGTAAATCTCTAACTTTTGTTAGCTTGTTTTTGACCAGCGCATTGTCCGAAATCTCGGCTAAATAAATGCAGTCGTTTAAATGCTCAAATACTTCGTCCATAGGTTGGTTATTTAATTTAAAGCTAATTTAAAATAAATTTTTAATTCTACAAACAAAATGCAAAAAAAATTTTAATTTATTTTTTAGACATAAAAAAACCCCAGCCGTTAAGCCAGGGTTTAGTTTGTTATTTGCTAACTAATTATGCAGTCTCTAAAGCTGCTTTGTCAGTTGCGAAGTCTCCAGTTACGAATCCTTTTGGTAAGTAGTTAGTTAAAGCTACTCGCTCGCTTACTCTTACAGTTACGAAACCATCTCTTACGTTTGTTCCATCTTCTCTAAAGAACTCAACAGATACGTTATCTCTAACCCATAGTTGCGTACCCATTCCGAAGTTTCCAACTAAATAGTCTCCAGTTGGGATAGCCGTGTTAATTACAACAGGCACTCCTAAGAAAGTAGGCTGCAATCCAGCGTAAACAGAATCTTTAATGTAGTGGTTATCTGAACCTTTCAATAATAAGATTTTGTGGAAATCTGTTGGGTTTAACATAATGTAATCAGCGTTGTAGTTAGATAACGCTAATTGGTTTAATGCAGCAGTTAATACGTCAAACTCGTTAGCAGCTTCGATTGCTCCAGCAAAAGCGCCAGCAGCAAATGCAGTTGCATCTGTAATGATACCGCTTAAGTTAGACCCTGTTCCAGCACCGCTTAAAATTTGCGTGTCCTCAACTTCTAATAATTTTTCAGGCGCTCTAGCCGAAAGATAAGAAGTAAGTTGTGGCGTGTCAGCTAACATTTCTTCAGAAATACGGAAGTAAGTACCGATTTTTCTTACGTTAGCATCAGCAGCAGTCATATCGAAATCAGACTGGGCCATTGTTACACCTTCTGCAACTGGTGCAGCAGCGTTGTTGTAACCACTTTCTTTTACGAATCTTACAACGTCAGAAGTTGTAGATCCTTGTGGAATTAATTGTCTAGCGTGAACTGGTCTTGTTGGGTCAAATTTGTACCCAGCAACTCTTTGAGCAGGAATAACCTCGCCTGTAAAGTCAGCGCCAGTTGTCATATCAGCTTTAATTTCAAAAGAAGCAGAGCGTGAACCACCTTTTACAAGGCTTTCGATTGCTCCGTTTTTCAATGCGTCAGCTAAACCGTTTTTAAAAGAAGCTGGTTTGTTAGCTTCAAATCTTTTTTTAGCAGCTACTTCATTAGCGTCTAATCTGTCGTTAAGTTCGTTGAACTTGTTTACAAGGTTTGTAACTTCGCCTTTAATCATTTCGTCAGCTTTTCCGGTAGCGCTTTCTAAAGCCTGTCCGTAAGCCTTTTCAATTCTTGAATCAATTTCGTTTGAAATTTGATCCAATTGGGTTTTAATGTTATCTTCCATTAGATTTTACTTTTTAAGTGAATTATGTAAATATTTCAATACTTCGCTAATATCAGCTTCTTTGTTATCCGGCAAAGTGTCCTCAACAGACGGCTCTGTGGCGCTTACAAAAAGCGATTTTAGCTTGTAAAGTTCGGCTTCAATAGCATAGCCTAACTCGTCGGAAATATCTCCCTTACGAATTAGCTTTGCTAGGTTGTCATATTTATTAGCTATTTTATCAACGTCCATATTTCCTTTTACGTCTAGTATAAGGGCCTGGTCGTTTGCTGCTAATGTAACGGCGCTAATTTCAAAAAGTTTAACTTCTCTTAATTCACGGTAGCCGTTAGCCATTCCTTTATTTATTGGCAATATTCCAACGCTATTTTCGGTAACTACGCCAGCTTTAATTAACTGCATTACGTCTTTACCTAATCTTGTTTTTGGTATTTCAGCTTCAAATACAAGGCCCTTTTCGTCCTCGTATAGGTTTATCATTTTTCCGAGCGGCCAATCCATATTGTGCTGGTATAAATACCTAACACGGTCGCCATTCTCTTTGATTGTTTTTGTATAAGCGCCTTTGGTAATTATGTCCCCGTCTGAATCTACATTCCCGAAAACAGAACCATAACCTTTAACAATACCAGCTTTGTCGTCGGCATCAATTAAATCTCCAATTGGCGATGCTTTGTATAACATCATAATAATAAAATTTTTGTAAAGATATTAAATTTTTAGCTTATTAATTCCTCGGCTGCTCCAAACGCAATACCTATGCCAATACTATCAATTAATTCTGTTGTATTAGCGTTAGGTTTTGGAAATGGCGCAAAGCTACAACGGCAGTTAATAACATTTGCTGCGGTTCCGTTAGTATCTCCTGGCCACCTTAATTGCTCGCCCATAACAATAAATGGTTTGTTAAAATCTACTATTTGACCATTTACTGCCCCGTGCCAATCTCTTTGTCTATTATCCATAGACGTAATCCATTCTTTTTGCATATCTGCTCCAGGGAAAATATCTTGGGCGCTTTTAAATAAAGCAGTATTTGCAGCGTTAGTAGCTTCCGTTCTAACTAATCTCTTGGCCTGGTATGTATTGTATTTATTAAATTGCTGCCTTAACATACGGCCCTTAACAACTTCGCCTTCTGTTTGGAATATAGGATCATTAGCTAATTTTCTGTAAACTTTTGTTAAGGTTTTTTTAGCAGTTCCTTGCACTAACGTAACTCTTTGAGCGCCAACAACCATTCCAGTATTTTTTAAAAACGCCCTCCAAGGTTCTTGGAATTGGTTAGGCGATATGCCCTTTGTTAAATACTTGTCGAAGTTCTTTGCATACCAATTGGCAAATGTCATACCTATACGCTCATATAAAGCCTCGTAACGCTTTGCAAAACCGTCTCTAGTAAATACACCTAATAAATCCTGTTCGTTAATACCGCCCTTTTGTAGCATTATACCAATAGCTTTATCGGTTTCTGTTTTATAGTAATTTGTAAAATCACGAACTGCGGCACGCTCTGCATTGTCCAAAGTACGCTCGAACGCATTTTGCCAAGTGTCTTTTACTTTTTTAACAGTTTTTTGTTCCTCGTATAAATTATAACATACCGCAAGCCTTTGTTCCTGGTCTGGGTATTCGTTTACCATTGTAAAATCAACGGTACACCTAGACACGAAATCACTTTCGTTTTCGTCTGTTCTTGGCTTAGGTAGCGGCATTTATTGTTGGTTTATAGGTGCTGGATTTTCTAACTCCGGCATAGATACTTCCAATGGCATTAAATTAGCTGGCATATAATATTCGTCCATTAATGGATTTTCGTCTTGGCCGTAATACATAGCTTGTCGCTTTTCGTTTGGCGTTACCCACCAGGCTTGGCCCAATTGACTAACCAACTTATCTATGTCCTCTTGCATTTCGGGAATAGCGCTAAAGTCAAAATCTATATATAAATTGGCGCCATACTTAGGTGTTAGCCATCTATTCAATTCGTCCCTTACTTTTATAAGTTCCGGAATAACCGCGTTTTGGTATAAAGCCTTTTTGGCTTCTTTCATATTGTTATATGTAGAACTGTCGGTATTGTTTAATAATTGTACCGGTATATTGTAAATATTACAAAGGTCTTTTATACTGCTATTATACTGCTCAATAAGCGCCAAATCGGAAGCTGGCAATCCGAAGTTTACCCAGCTTAATTTAGAAGGCGTTATAATAACGTCCCCTGCATTGTTGCTACCTTGGTGCTGCTGCCTAAATTTATCTTTTAATTGTTGCGCTTGCACCTCGTTAATATCTCCTTCTTCGCTCATCAAGATACCCCTAGCCGTTTGGTTTTGTAAGTATTTAACTCCTGTTGTTACCGCCTCGTTATTTGTAGTTAAGGTTCTTAAACCTGCTCTAAGCGGCGATTGTCCGTATAAATGAGTACCAGTACCGTCATAATCTGGGTTAAAGTTTTTAATGTGACAAACATCTTCGGCTGCAGCTTCAAACGTTCCGTTGTATTGTAGCTTGTAACCTTGTACCGGCTCCATAATACCACCACTTACTATTTCAACGTTTTGTGAAGGTAGTATATATAACTCGGTGTATTTGCCTTGGCTTGGCCCACTTTCCGGCCCAATTCCATAAATATAACGGTTCCCTGTAAGTAAACCGAAACTAAGTATTTCAGTTAGCCAAGCGTTATAAGATTGCGCTGGATTAGGTCTGTCTAACAATTTATGTAATGGAGTATCGTCTATTTCAGTAAATGCGCGCTTTCTAAGTACGTTAGCCGCGTGCATTGCGTTGCTATCCATATAACCGCTAGTCATAGACTTATAACGTTTAGCGTTGGCCTCATTGCTTACTTCGTAAACTTGAAACGGTATTGTCGAAGCCGCCTTTGTTATAAGGTTTATAATACTATAAACGGTTGCGTTTCTTTGGTAGCCTTCACGAATATATGTATCGTCGTTTTCGCTATTCCAAATAATCGAATTACCTAGCCAGTTGTAAAGTGCTTTGTTATAATTTACGTTTGTGTTTTGCGCTTGTTTAGTAATAAGCGTCTTAAATCTATCTAAGATTGAGGCCATCTATATATAAAATTTTTTGTAAAAATACGAATTTTACACAACAAAAAAGCGTTTTAATAAATTACGCTCTATTGCATAACTTGTAACGTCAATATGTTCGTCGTGTTTAGCGTTTGGAAAAGTGCTAACTTGCTGCAAATACGCATCGTTCCAATTGTCTTTAACTAAGTACACCCTGCCACCTTCTAAAAATGGCGACGAAGCCCTGGCCCTTTCA